CATCTTTGAGAGTAAACCTGATCCTTTAATTCTTACAAAAGGTCCAAGCTTATCCCGGCGATCCTGACAAAGTTGAAACATACGATACGCCCAAGCAGCGTTGACTGTTCCAGGATCACATGCACCAATAGAAACTTTGTGTCCGGTTTTCATATTTCCCCCTCTTAGAGGTGCAGAGCGAATAAGTCGGGGGAATCTTATCCGCCCTGCACAATGTCTAAGTTAACTTAGAACGACGGAGCTACCAAACCAGTTCCGCTGATGATCGAGGCTGCTGCTGGGTAACGCTCTGCGGTGAACGCGGCGTAACCGTATACAACAGTCTTGATTGTCAAGCTGCCAGGAGCAGTTGCATCGAAGCGTAGTGAGAATGGAGCGCCTGCTTGCTCCCATAGGTGCATTTCGCGAGAATCAACCAAGTAAATTTCATCTTGATTTGTTGCTGCACCGTATGTTGTGCCAACGTTTGCATCAGCAATAATTGGAAGACCAAGTAGTTGGTATCCGCTGTTTGCGTACTGTGCAACACCAGCACCTGTACCGACTGCATTGAATGGACCGTTAGCAGTTGGAACAACTACTGGACGACCTGCAGTATCAGTTGCCGCAAGCAAGAATGCTAGACGACGTGGGTGCATGATCCAGTGGGTTGGTGTTGTGAACACGTTTGACTGAACCTGCTGTAGTGCATCTGCGAGCTTTGGATATAGCAACGCGACTGTTGGTGTAGTTGCTGTGAAAGTTACAGCGTTTCCACCTGAAGCGCGGATACCCTTGATCTGACCGTTTGAGCCAGTTCCCTTGATGATTTGCGCATCAAGAGTTGTGTGCCATGAACGGATCAAGTCCGCAATGACGAATGAATCAACGCCGGTTCCACGCTCGATGACCTGGCGAGAAAGATCTTGCTGGCCTGCGATTGTGCGGACATCAACGGTGAGTAGTGTGTCATCTGCATCAGTCTCAGATACGTTTGTATTCTGAGTTTCCTGAACTGCAGTTGAGGTTCCGGTCGTCATGCGGCTGATGTTCAAAGTCATACCAGCAGCAGGAAGTGGCATCTTGTTTGTTGCGAAGTCAGCGGTTGGACGACCTGCACGAGCCAAAGGCGCGGCAAGATCGACGAGGTACTGAGGAACAACAAGACCGGTGAAGTTTCCGGTGTCGACATCGCGACGTTCTACGGACTCTTCCTTCATGTGGCGAGCAAGACGCTCAGACGCAGCGAAGTCGCCACGGAGTTGAGCATTGAATGCATCGCGTACGAATGAGTTGCCAGATTCTGGCGCATAGGTGCGTGCTTCTGCAACGACCTTGATTCCTGAAGTCTTTGGTGTTACAACATCTGCAACAGACTTACGAGCTTCAGCAACCTTAGCATCGGCATCTGCCTGTGCTTTTAGTTTTTCAATTTTTGCATCGAGAGAACGAGACTCTTCAACAAGGGCATCAACCTTTGTTGTTTCCTCGTCTGTAAGGTCGGTGCGATTCTCAGCTGCAACAGCTTCGAGAATTGCATCCATTTCTGCCTTAACAGCATCACGACGCTCAATTACTTTGTCAATGAATGACATTGCGTCTCCTAATAGAGTTTGATGTGTGCGAGGTGGTGGCAAGAGTTTTCACGGCGCATATAGGGTGTGAAGTCTCGCTCCGACTTCGATCTGCTCGTGTGAGCAGAAAGTTATTTTGTGTTGTTGACGATTGCCTTAGCTAAGCGCAAAGAAATTGTGCGCTTCTTTTCGTCTTCTTTGTCTTTGTCGTATCCAGCATCTTCGACATCTTCTTCGCCGTCTTCGATTTCTTCTTCGTCTTCCATTTCTTCTTCGTCGTCGGCTTCAAGTAGGTCTTCTAGGTAATCTTTGACCATTTTGATGGATTCTGGATCAATCTCGCGTCCCTCTTTAATGTCTGAGATTAGGTCGTCAAGTTTCTGGCGAGCTTCAACAGAAGTCGCTGCATAAGCTGGATATGTCACGACAGACACGTCTCCGTCCGCTAATGATACCTCAGTGAGTGTTCTTTCTTGGCGATCCTGTGACCATTTCTGGCGAATTACTCTGAACGCAAAGCTCATCTGATCCACATCTCCGCGCTGGACCAAGGTCCAGAGATCGCGGGCTTCTTGTGTATCAGGTAATTCAGCATCGAAACGAAGTCCAATCATGTCCTCTTCTAAACGCAAAGTGCCGTTTTTGGTACGAGCCAGAGGCAACCCTTCGTGATTAATCAAAAGTCTCACGTCTGGTGTTTCGCTGAGTGTCTTGCGAAAGGCTCCAGGAGCGATCTTTTCGATGAATGGTAGCGGAACTGATGCACTGTTAAACTTTGCAGCATAACCAGACAAACGCATTTTTCCGTCTTCGGATTGACGTGTTTCGACATCTTGCACTGTGTATGTGCGACGTTCGATCTTTTTCATTTTGCTCCTTGAGTTTACTTCTCCCCCAGGTTCGAGACCTTCAGAAATTGATACTGCGACCATTTGATCTATTGCGTCTTGCTTTGATCCGTGACACGCCATTGTCGTGTACGAACCATTTGATTCTTGCTTAACTGTTGCCCAACCATCGCAATCGCTTTGGCTTTGCGAAATGTAATAAGGCATTATTCGACCTCGTATACAGTTTCAGGAGCGTTTGGATCAATAGTTGAGATTTGCTGCAATTGACCCGATGGCACTCCGGTGTGTTTCATTGTTGGAAGACCCACAGCTTCAGTAACAGCCTTTGGATCAAAACCAACCTGAATAAGTTTTGATGCAATATCTGCGCGTAGATTTAAGCCGACATCCTTTGCGTCTGCAGCGTCAATGTTCTGCAACGGTACGCGATACTGATCTCCAGCTTCACCAAGTGGAGCTAAATCTTCAACAGAGCGTACATCATTGAGGCTGAGGAAACCCTCACGCAAGCCTTTTGTGTATGCATCGTAGCGTTCTAATGTTGTACCGCGTAGCAATGCATCAAGATTAAATTTAATAAAGCCGTCTTGCTCTGGCAAAAGCTTTGATAGCGCTTGCTCAATGCGCTCAAGTAGTGGTCGGAGCGAGTGTTGTACGAATGACAAGTTTTGAGCTTCAACAGAAGCAAATGACATTGCGCCAGCTACCGGGTGACCGAGTAAAGAGATTGGAACGCGGAATAGTCGCGCAATTTCTTCAACACCAAAACGACGTACTTCAAGCAATTGCGCATCTGCAGCATTTAATTGCAACGGTTTGAATGTTCCGCCGTTAGTAATGATGCCGAGTTTACCAGCGCGATAAGGACCTGAGTGCGAGATATTCCAGTTGCGTGAAATATCTGATGCTTGTTCTTCAGTTAATTCACCTGGTACTTCAATTACACCACCAGGATTTGCTGCATTGCCAAAATAAGCTGCAGCATAAATTTCAGCCGCCATTGCAGATCCTAGAGTAACACGAGCCGCACCGATTGGACCAAGACCTAACAATTCGCCTGGAAGACGGAACATCGGAATGTGGATCATCTCGTCTTTACTTAAAATCATCGTACGACCACCGAGTTGATTGCTTTGCATAGGATCGTAGAGAGAATTTTGTGTGTTATACGGAATTGTTACTTCATAAACAATTTCAGTATTTGGTTCTGGTCTGCGAATGCGAACATTTTCTGGATTGATGCAGTAAAGCTCTTGAACATCACCAAGATCATCACGCAGCGTGATAATAAATGCGTTTCCGTGCAAGTTTAATGACGCTACAACTTGCTCATAAAATTCTAAACGCGTTGTATCTGGATTTGGTTGGTTAACCCACGCAGGTGTTGAACCATAAATCGCTGTATAACTAATGCGGTTACGTCCGCGACGCACATAAGCACCGATTGGTAATGATGCAATTGTATCTCCGAGCAAGCGCACACAAGCATAAACAGTTGACATGCGAATTGCAGAATCTGCATTTACATCAATTCCTGCTGGTGTTGCATAAGCAGGACGACCTGGAACTAATGGCTCGACAAATTGATTAGTGCTGCGCTTTTCACTGGACGCGCGCATTCTTTTGGATAAGCTCATTGCCCAACCTTTTCATTGTTATTGTTTTCTACTGTATACCAACCCTTATCCCAAAGAGTCAATAAACGTTGAAAGTATTGCTCGTATTTTTTAGCAATTACATCAAGCGAGTATGTTGAAACCGAGTGGTTTCTTATTGCTGCTCGATCTAATGTTTTAACTTTTTCAGCTGCTTTTATGAATTCATCTAAAGTTCTGCATCTAAAACCGGTTACGCCATCAATATTGTTTTCAGTAAAAGCGCCCCAGTCAGTTGTAATGGTAGGCGTTCCACATGCTTGCGCTTCGATCACAACGTTGCCGAATGGTTCAACGTAAAGCGTTGGCGCAAATGTAGCTATTGCTCCACCCATAAGTTCTGCGCGCTCTTCCGGTCCGACTGATCCGACAAACTCACCGTATCCGTCTTGAGGACCGGGACCTGCAAGAATCAAACGCTTATCTAAACGCTCACAAACTTCCTGTGCGATCCTGTAGCCTTTGCGCTCAATAAGTCTGCCAATGTACAAATAATAATCGCCGTCGCCCTTGCCGAGCGGAAACATGTCAGGTTCGAGGTATCCAGGGATTACAGCGTCGTAAAACTGACCATCTACTGTTGTTGGGTTTTTCCAACCGGCGTAGATGCTATGCATCCAAGCGTAGCTTTCGAACACCCTAAACTTGCTAAAAACGCCGCCGTAACCGACGCCAAATTCCACGCTTAAATGCTTAGGATACGCATCCGCGATCGGTTTATGCGCTGATCCTCCGATAAGGCATATGAAATCCTGATCCTGAAGATGACTTTGCATTAATCGGATTACGTTCGTATTAAAGATCCGCCAATGAAGCGCATCTAGATCAAAATTAGCTTGCGTGTAGTGGTTATTACCTACAGCTTGAGCTCTTCGTTCTTCTGAAATGCACGTTATAAGCTTTGTAACCGGTGCATCGACCTGTTCACCAGCATAAAGATATACTTCGTGACCTAGATCAGACATCATTATGCAGAAGCGTCTTACTTTTTCAGTAAAAGCGCAACCGCTAAATTGTTTTGTAACTTGCGTATGTGGCAAACTTACGACGTGAAATCTCATCCCCGATCCAAATCTTATTCTTCTGTTGATTCTTCAACAGGTGCTGGTTTTGACCATTCTTCAATCAATGCTTCAATCCAGGATTGCACTTCTTGTGCATCTGCCCAATCGCGACCTTCTGGATGTCTTGGTTGCAACAAAAATGGTTTGTTTTCTTCATTGGGATTTTCAGTATCCCAAACTGAAAGAACTAAATCACTGGATATTTCATAAATATATTTCATGGCCTTATTCCTTCCCATGTCAATTTCATCATTTTATGATGAGTGACTTTCACTTCTGGGTCAAACCAAATATCAAAACCAATATTGTGAACGCGTTCACACCAAGAAATATCTTCACCCATAATTGGAAATGTGTATTGTTCATTTGTATTTGCATCAGTCATTGTCACGGGAACTGATTGAAACCAAGGTCTGCTCAAGGATTCAAAAACTCCAGTTTTCACAGCAAGAAATCCAAAACCAACGCCATGCACTTGAATTGGTTCTTTCATTTCTAATACTTGTGTGTATGTCAATGCTTTACCTAATTTTTGTGGGTACGCAGTTACTTCACCATTTGCCAACAAATACGCACCTGAAATAATATCTTTTTCAGATTCGTACAGTTTCATAAAATCATCAACAGACCAAGCAATGTCAGAATCTATCCAAAATAATTTTTTGTAATTGACTTTGCCCTCAAAAGGTTTGCTATTATTGATGTCATTCTGCAAAGTGCCACTTGCAGTGATTTCTCTTGCATCTGCCACATGACTTGAATATTCGCTAGAAAATCCCCAAGTAATGCCTCTTTTTGTTAGTTCTTCAATTGTCGCTAAAAAAGAACGCATATACGGAATCATCAACGATGACCCTGGTGTGCAGATGATTACATCTATGTTTGTTGATTCATTCACGCTATCTCCCCTGGATTGACTGAATAGATTGAGTAAAACATTGGATAACTTGCATTGCCCTTGTAAATATTTGTTTCAGTTGCAAGCAAGTAATTGGCGTTGTAACCTGCAACCGCTGGAATTACTGTAGTGCCAATTTGCGCTGTTGTCCAAGTAACACCATCAGTTGATTGCGAATAATAACCGTTGTCTGCCACTGCAATCCATACATTATCAACTGCCATGACATTTCTAATTGTTGATGTGTGACCAACATTGTAGGCGGTCCAAGTGACTAAGTTTGTTGATAATACAACATTGCCACCAGTGCCTGCAGCGTAGAAATAACCATTTCCGCCACCAATTGCATGTATTGACATGCCACTTGTTGCTGAAGGTGAAATTTCAGTCCAACTTGAACCAGTTGTAGTTGTTGAATAGCAAATTGTGCCACCGCTCAAACCAGCAAATGCGTAACCGCTGTAAAAGCCAAGACTTCTTACAAATTGACTTGCAGAAGTTGTGACACCGACTGAAGCAAAAGAAGTGCCAGTGGTACTGAATTGAATATTGGACGCATTTGTGCCAAATAAACCAACATAATAAAGATTGACTGTACCGATCCTACCAACAGCGGGTCGGCCTACTGCGCTTGTCACACCAATGAGCGAGGCCCAAGTGATTCCATCTGTAGATGTTGAAATACTGCCAGTGTTGGTAGAGAGATACCCCGCACCTTGAGCATAGGCAAGACCACTGAAGTTTGTATTCAATCCACTGTCATATGTTGTCCAAGAGTTGCCATTGGTTGAAAGTGAAATAGCGCGACCATTTGCTGCAGCAAAAGTACCGTTGCCATATACTATGTCAACAACATTTCCGTACCCATAACCATGTTCCCAAGTGATTCCATTTGTTGACATTACTAAATCCAAATCACCACTGCCAGCATAGAAATTGCCAGATGGTATTTTTACAACATCGTACATAAAGCCGATGGTTGCATCAACATTGCCCGTTGTCCAAGTTATGTTGTCAGTTGAGTATGCTGCAGTTGTAGAACCAACTGCAATGTAAAGATTTTCAACATAGTCAACTGATAAAAAGTCTGTAGTTCCAATTGTTGTATCATTCCATGTGACTAAATCAGTTGAAGTTGAAATCCTTCCGTTAGTCCCAACTGTTGTATATCGTCCATTTCCGTACAAAATACTTCTTGGCGCAAATGTTACACTACCATTTTGATATGCTGTCCATGTGACCAAATTTGTTGAAAGAAATACTGAACTTGCATTGCTATCAACAGCAACATAAGAACCATTCAAATATCTAAAATCATAGAAAGTTCTAACTGAGCCAGTAATTTTTGTTCCTTCATTTACCCATGTAACTCCATCGGTTGAAGAAATTACTGTTCCAGCGGTTGCAGTAGCAATTACTTTTCCACTACCAATTGCAAAACGATAAATTGTACCTGATGTTCCAGATGTTACCGCTGTCCATGTCACAGCATCTGTTGACGAACGCATACCGCCTGAAGTACCAGCAACTAAATAATAACCATTGTAATAAGTTACATCGTTCCATCCAGTTGTTACTCCGCTTGTTTGTAGTGTCCAAGTAACAGCGTCAGTAGATGTTGCAATCTTTCCAAAACCGCCAGCGATAATATACAAACCATTTCCGTAAGCAACATTTGTAATAGCAGAAGTGCCAAAACCACTTGTTTGTGCTGTCCAAGTTACTGCATCTGTTGATGTGGTCAATCTTCCACCAGCGCCACCAGCAACCCACAGGCCATTCAAATATTTCACAGCATTGATTGCTGAAGTACCAAAATTAGGACTTACAACTGTCCAAGTTATTGCATCTGTTGATGATGCGGCGGTGCCGCCAGCGCCGCCAATAACATAAAGATTTGAACCGTTATAGCCAATTCCATTTATTGCGCTGCTACCAAATGAAGAAGTTCGAGAAGTCCAAGTTATTATATCTGTTGATGTTTGCAATGTTCCAGAGGCACCAGCAACAACCCACTTATCACCATAAATGGAAGTGTTTTGCTGTGCAGTTGTTTGACCATTTTGAGTAATCCAACCAATGCCATCACTTGATGTTTCTATTTTTCCACTTTGACCAGAAACTAAATAAGTACCATTGTAGAACCAATTTGTAAAAGAAGAAGTTGATGCATTTCCTGTACCCGAAACATTTGTCCAAGTAATAAGGTCGGTTGAAGTAGCAAGTTTTGAGCGCTCCCCTGCTAATAAATAAAGTCCATTTTCATACCGTATTTGTTCTGGTTCAATATTTATATTTCCATATATATTTGTTGTTGACCAAGTAACTGCATCTGTTGAATGCGCCAAATATGGACCGATGTTTGCAATATATTTATTATTCAAATATGCAGCAATAATATTACCTAGTGTTGCAGTTGTTGGCGTGCTAATTGAAACAAATGTCCATGGTCCGTCAGGGTCAGTGGCTGTTGCTACGCGTTTTGTTCCATCTGCCACTGATGCAATAAAAATACCATTACCATATGCAATTTGCTGACTTGCCACACCTTTTGCGCCAGTTTTTACAGAATAGGTTTGTGGTACTGCTCCTTTGGGTTGTAAAATCAAAGATGTTTCAGTTGTTGTCAAATTGAAGTAAGTAGTTCCACCATTTACTACCGTGGCAGTTTGTGCATTTGCAGTAAAAGTTACTGTAGCATTGTTCGCTTCTCTTACAAGTGCTGTTGATTGAATTGCATATATTCCAGCACCAAGCGTGCTTGGGTATGTATAAAAGCCAGTGGATGACTTGCCTTCAGCAAGCAAACCAGTTGCACCTTCTGGCCAGTTAACTTTATCAATAGCATTTAACGATCCAATTGACATTAAGCTATCTCACTTCCAAATAGACCAAATGAAAGATTTGCAGATGACGCATAAACTGTAACAACATCTGCGCTATCTATTGTAATACCAAGCGTTAAAGCTTTTGTATCATTACCATCAATTAAACCATCATAAACTACGTAATGTTGATTAGCTAAAATATCGCCATTAGGACGAACTGCTACACGAAATGTAGCACTTGCTGATCCTCTATTACAAACAGTTAAAGTTGAAATTATTGTTTGAGTAACTGATGGAACTGTATAAAGAGTTGTCGCTGTTGTCGCTGTAGGCGCAGACTGACCTAGTACTTTGTAAGTTGTTGCCATGTAATTATGCTCCCATTAGTAAGAACGGCGATAAATCTCCACCAGCTGGTCCCGTCGCACCTGTTGCGCCAATTGGACCGGTAACACCTGTTGCGCCAATTGGACCGGTTGATCCAGTTGGTCCTGTAGTTCCGATTGGTCCGGTCGATCCTTCTGGACCAGTTGCACCGATTGGACCTGTTGGTCCTGTATCACCAGTAGCTCCAATTGGACCTGTTGATCCGGTTGGTCCTGTTGCACCAATTGGACCGGTTGGTCCGGTTACACCTTGCGGACCGGTAGCACCAATTAAACCTTCTGGACCTGTTGCACCTACTGGACCAGTTGCACCAATTTCCCCTTGAATTCCTTGAATACCTTGCGGTCCAGTCGCTCCAGTTGCACCGATTGGACCTGTTGCACCAGTATCACCAGCAATTCCTTGCGGACCTGTAGCTCCGATTGGACCAGTAGCACCGATTGGACCGCTTGGTCCCGTTGATCCGGTTGCACCATCAGTTCCAGGTAATCCTTGCGGTCCTGTAGCTCCAATTGGACCAGTTGGTCCCGTCGCTCCCGTTGCTCCGTCTGATCCGTTTGCTCCAGTTGCACCGATTGGACCCGTAGCTCCAATTGGACCTGTTGGTCCCGTTGATCCTGTCGGACCGACTGGACCTGTAGCTCCGGTCGCACCTGTTGGTCCTTGTGGACCTTGTGGTGCTTCAAGAGTTGTGACCACATACGAGTAATGCGTGGTGCCTTCTGTGATAAAACTGTAGTTGTGTGTAGTTGCATCGCCATTGACGCCATAAACTTCAACAATCATTCTCTGTCCAACAGAGACTGATGTTGTTGGCAATGTGATGTCTGTTTCAGTTAGAACTGGCGCACCTGCACCATTCCAACCAGTCAATACTGTATCTGAATCGCCAATAGTTGAAAGAACTGTTCCTGAGTTATCTGCTAATTTCAAACGACAGAAAACAGATAAGTTGTCATTGCTCGCTGGCTTTGTCATATACATAATGAAGCGTTGAGTTCCGCCAGGAATCAATGTGAAATTGAATGGCACTGAAATATATGAAGCAAGAAGAGAAGTTGTACCACCAGCAACAC